TTGGTGCGAGCGGGTGCGGGAGGGGTATTCGGGTTCGCCTATTAGCCCGTAATGTTCGCGCATATGGTTGATGTATTTGAATTGCGCTATATCGTACGACATTATCTATCCCATTTGTTTTTAAATTGACCCGATCTTGTTTTGTTTAGAAGTACAAAAAATCTAAAGCAATCCCAATCATATTTGCTTCTTGATTCATAAGTTTCAGCTTCTTTTAATATTTCAGAATCTATTGCATAACAATCGGGGTGATATATTTCTAAACCATCATTTTTTACAAAATCTCTTGGAGTGCCATCAAGAATCGGCATCTCCCTAAAACCATTTTTGTATTCTTTTTTGCAATTAGGACTGCAAAAATCTTTGTCTATTGGTTTTAGCGAGTGTGAGTTGAGAACCTCAAACTTTTTCCAACAGTTTAAACATTCATATTCTATCATTTGCCTTGATAGCTTATAACTTTCATACAAGGCACGATTATTAGAAATTTCTGCTCCGAACTCAGAGACTCCTGGTAAATCCCATTCGTAACTCATTATTTAATTCTCCATACTCTAAATTTGTTGCCATCTTGCCTAGATATAAGTTTCATTTTCATGCTTTTAGCTGTGTTAGCCATAGATGTATACTCCGCTCTCTTTTCAAGAAGAACGGAATCGCCTATATCCATCTTCGCCATTACAACAGTCCATCTTCCTTTTTTTCTTGGTGGTATTGGAACATTCTTATCTATGTTTACTTTTTTCATTTTGATGCCCCTATTTAGTTAATTGAATTAATTGATTTTGAGTATTAGATAACACCTTGTGAACCTTGGTTATCTTTTTTAGCGTGTCACATATATCAGCTTCACCGCTAATAATGTCCTCTTTAATGTCTAGCGCTGTATAACTAATATCAGCTAATTCTTGCATTATTTTATTTAGTTCGTTTTTCATATCACATATTCCCCCAATAATTAACGATTAGCCATAGCGCGAGGACTATGACTAACCATATTAAAAAACCAATACCAAAGATGAAGCCGATTGTTTCAATCATTGGTAAGATTCCTGGANTATTACATCCTTTTTGCGCTTATCCTCGTAAGTTTTAACAATCTTTCCGCANGGATAGGTTAAGACCCAGTAGTCTTTACCAAAGTTTTTGCTCATGCTTGGTATGTTTTCCCTTTCGCTATTTAGTAAGCGTCTAGCCTCGTCTATCATCTCTTTATGCTGTGTCATTTTGAGTCTCCATAACTTCGGTATTAATATCTTGTAATTCTGAATTTTCACAAAGTGCTACAGGGTGAGTATTAATATTTTCTAATACTCTATCGTTTTCAATATCATCAGCACTTACTTTTACTTTGTAAAAACAAGTCTGCTTAATTATCATTTCTTTGTGCTGTGTCATTTTCTACCTCTCTTTTGGTATTGTCATACTCTTCCTCGGTTAAGTAAGAATATGAAGTTAAAAACTCTTCTCTAGTTAATATTTCAAAGTCCGCCATTTTTTCCGCATCATCTAAGAAGTTAGATTCAGATAAGGACGGCGGACAATTGAGCCATTTATTGCTTTCGCTTGGTGAGTATTTAGCGTGTTTCATTTTCGCTCTCCTCGATTTTAATTTTTTCCCATATAAGACCATCAATAGACTTCTTGCAACAATCACAATAAATTTCGGGTGTTTTTTGGATGCTCTCCTCATAAACAAAGTTATGCTTGGTACAAGTCATATAATCATTTGGATTTATCCATACATATTGTCTTAAGTATTCGCTTTCTCCACATTCTGTACATTTATAAATTCTCATGTTTCCCCCATTGGTAAATTTAAAAGTTTATCGATTCTATGCTCATCTAAAGATATAAAGCGCAAGATCTCCTCTTGCTGTCTATGTGTTAGATCGTCAAAGCCTTGTATATACTTTTGCGGATTGTCGAATAGATCGCGCAAGTATTTAATGATTTCGCGCCTAGCGAATTGTTTAGGTGTTAAGTTATTTATTTTCATAGTTCCCCCTTATTTATTTTATTTAGTGTTTCTTTAGCTTCTTGATAGAAATATAAATCATTAGGCATACAAAGATTTGTTCCCTCGGCATAATCACAATTAAAACAATGATCTTGAGGTTTGGTGTTGTCTTGATCGTCAATATTTCTATTAGCATTTATATTAGCACCGCCACAACTGGCGCATACTTCTATGCCATCCTCTAAAATTTCTAAGTACGAGTAATTATTCATAGTTCCCCCTTGGTTTTATAAGTTTTTAAAATGGTTTTGACTTTGTTTACTAAGTCTTGGTAATTTTTCGCGCTGTACCCGTTAGCCTTGAATAGTTCCAAAGCCTGCGGATTGATTAGCGGGTTATCGTTGGTGTGCGCCAAAAAGAAGTTTAATAACTCTAATTCTTGGCGGTTAATCTTTGGCTTGTTAAAGTTGTATCTTTTAATGCTCATAGTTAAACCTCTTCAGCAAAATATATTTGACTATCGCCAATCATCACGCTGTCGTTAATTTCCCATTCAATAGAATCATCATTCTCGGCGATCTCCTCGGCTTGCTCTAGTGAATCCGCGTATATGTACGCTTCTTTTTGCATGGTGTATGTTTGGGTTATCCTAAACTCTGTTAATGTATCAGCGCTCATTAGATCACCTCCTTTTGTTTGGTAAAGGTTAGAGTTCCGCTAGGGTCTGAATAGGTAAGCTTTACATCATCCTTAAGGAAATGTAACTGAGCTATGAATTCATCATCTAAACCCCAATCATCCGAGTTGATGAGCGTATAGAGAGAAACCTTTTCTTTTGGTACTTCTCCGTAACCATCAACCCAATCAACTAGGTATATCTTGCGCTCTAGTTTAATTCTTTGCTTAAGTTCTTTAGCGTTTCCATAAAAGCGTTTATTTCCAAAGTTAGTAATAATATTCATTAGATCACCTCCTCTAAATGTCCAATTAATTTGCCATACTTACTAAAAAGATAATTATTCATTTCACAAAATTCTATTTGATCTGTTAAATCCCATTCTGCGAAATAATCATATTCAATAATCATTTCGCCATCATCGTTAAGCTCTCCTGTCTCAGACTCAAAAGGTGAGTCATGCATATAATGTTTGAATACATCTTTGGCTTTATCGCTTAGCTCTTGATATTCGTATGCTCTGATATTTATTAACTTGCTCATCTATGCCACCTTTTCAAGTTCATTAACATATTCGGAAACAATCTCTTCACCTATGATGTATGTATACATATTTACAACTCTTTCAGCATCGCTAAAATCGGTTGATACTTCGCCGAAGCAAGATTGCTCATACTCTCTAATATGTTCTATAACATCAAAGACTTTATCGCCTAGCCATTGCTTGGCTTGGTAAGTGCCTATGATGTAATAGTCAGTATTAAAAGAATGATAATGAAGATCATCCTTATTCTCTTCTATCCATTCCGCATCTTGATCATTAATGAAATCATCAAAATATTCTTTTATCTCTTCTCTTTTATAATCCATTTTTACTCTCCTTTAATAAATGGGTTGCTTATACCACGAAAGCCCCGAAAAGACGGGGCGCTAAATCGTGGGGGGTTTTAGCTTGTAGCACCTCTAATAATTAACAATGCTTGATCTATAATTTCTCTCAAAATTATTGTTCCATCTATAGCATCTTCGACAAGCGCAAAGCAGAACTCTAATCTTTCTTGTTCTTCTCTTTCTGTCATTTGGTATGACTTGCGTGTTAAATATTCGCGGTTGCTTTCAGTGTTGTATTTGTCCATTTACGCTACCTCTTTTTCTTTTAGTTCTTTTAATTTAATTAAAAGTTTTTCTTCCCATATTTGACAATCTAAACATTTAATTCTTTCTTCAAAATGCTCAATCGCACAATCTATATAATTCATTTTTACTCTCCTAAGTAATTTATTTACCTCTTATTATGCATATAAAAACTTACTTGTACACATTATAAGCAACATTCTTTGTAAACAGATTAGGTGAATGCTCCAGGAATGCGATAATATAGGGGCATAAGGGAATTTAATTTAATCTAAATTAATTCGTAATAAATGGTATTTATTCGGAAAAATGACAGCAAAAACACCTAAAAAGAGAGGAAGAAAGCCATTAGTTATAGACTATGATCAAGTTGAACATTTGGCATCTTTAAACCTTGGGATAATGGATATTTGCCGATCTATTGGGGTTGGTTGGGATACATTCAATAAACATAGGAACAAGAAAAATTCTGAATTGTCGGATGCATTGGCAAGAGGAAAGGCGAAAGGATTACAAAGAGCTACTTCTAAATTAGCCGAAAAAATAAACGATGGCGATTTTCAAAGCATCCAGTTCTATTTAAAATCAGCCGATAAGGAAAGATGGGCTGAAAAACAAGAGCATACGCATACTTTAAATTTAACCGAAATTATTACCTCGGCAAATTCGAGAATAATAGATCACAAGCCCGACGCGCTCCCCACCAGCGCGCGCGAAGAGATCGACATTAAACAAATAAACAAGGCCACGAAGTCATGAGAGCTTGCGCACGGGGTATTTATCTTCTCCCTTGTACCTACCCACGCGCACGGGTGCACAAAGCTCTAGCGCCACTCTCCGCGCTTCTGATAGTGCGCTCACCTTTAGCGCGTGCGCGGATGCGCTAGGGTGANAGTTAGTACCTACTATCGCTGTATGACCCCCCCTTGTGTTGCGGGCGCGGGGCAGTGTACATGGAACTGTTGCGATAATTTTTTTTAATTTTTTTTTAAATTTTTTTTATGAAATATAAAGCCGAAGACGAAAAGAGATTGATGACAGAGATATGGTCGGTCAATGTAAAAGACGATCCATTAAACTTTGTTAAGTTTGCTTTCCCTTGGGGAATGAAAGATACCCCCCTCGAAGACTTTAAAGGCCCGCGTAAGTGGCAGGAAAAAATTTTACGAGAAATGACAATCCACATTGCTAGAAATGGCACTAGGGATTTACCAGAGATGTTTAGAATGGCTGTGGCTTCAGGTCGTGGTATTGGTAAATCTGCTTTGGTTGCATGGATTATTCTTTGGATGTTATCCACAAGACTGGGGGCTACCATCATAGTAACCGCTAACACCGAACAACAGCTTAGAAGTAGAACTTGGGCTGAACTTGGTAAATGGATGACTCTATCAATTAACTCTCATTGGTTTCATAAGACCGCAACCACAGTCAAACCAGCGCCTTGGTTTCAAGAAGCGCTAGAGCGCGACCTCAAGATTGATACTGGTTATTACTACGCGCAGGCGCAACTATGGTCAGAAGAGAATCCAGATGCCTTTGCGGGTATTCACAGCTCCTACGGGGTCTGCTTAATTATGGATGAGGCTTCGGGTATCCCTTCGCCCATCTACAGCGTATCCGAGGGTTTCTTCTCTGAGCCAACATCCAATCGTTATTGGTTTACTTTCTCCAACCCGCGCNGAAACACAGGCCCATTCTACGATTCCTTTAATAGCAAAAGGCGCTTTTGGCAAAACGTGCAAATCGACTCGCGCACAGTCGAAGGCACTGACCAAAAACTCTTCCAATCGATGATCGAGCAGTACGGCGAAGATTCCACAGTCGCGCGTGTGGAAGTCATGGGCGAGTTTCCTAGCGCAGACGATGATACTGTCATACCGCTTGACTTAGTGCGCGGTGCGGTAGAACGCGAAGTCACGCTGACTGCGAATGAACCAATCGTTTGGGGTTTAGATGTTGCACGCTTCGGTGGCGATAACAGTGCGCTGTGCGTGCGTCAGGGAAACACTGTTTTAGAAATTACATCTTTTGCCTCCATGGACTTGATGCAACTTTGCGGTGTGGTTAAAAATCGATTCGATGATGCTACTGTAATGGAACGACCCCAAGAGATCTTGGTTGATGTCATTGGACTTGGTGCTGGGGTGGTTGATCGACTGCGTGAGCAAAATTTACCAGTGCGCGGGGTGAACGTGGCAGAAGCTCCGAGTACCAAAAAGAACTATTTGAACTTGCGTGCTGAGTTATGGTTTGCAATCAAGGATTGGTTAGCGCAGCGTGATTGCCGTCTTCCTATTGATGATGAGCTTGTAGCGGAATTAGCTGCGCCGTTATATAAATATACTTCGACTGGCAAAATAAAGATAGAGTCAAAAGACGAAATGCGCAAAAGAGGAATAAAATCTCCCGACAAAGCAGATGCTTTGGCTTTGACCATGGCAAGTTCGGCTGCAAGTTTTAGTGGAAGCGAGAGTTATTTCGGTTATAATTTCAAAAAACCTTTTAAATCTCGAATCATTCGAGTGGGATAGTTTTACATGGCAAAAGATTACGAAGACAAAATGGACAATATGGTCAGTGAAGAAACTGACATGGAACATCTCGCTGGTGTTATTAAATCAGAGATGGATGATGCAAAAGATTTCATTCATCAGGTGGGTGCAGAGCGAGCAGAATCTACAGAGTATTATTTAGGTGAACAACCTGCTGGTACTTCTAGTATGCAGTCAGAATTTGTATCGACTGATGTTAGAGACAGCGTACTTTTTATGTTGCCATCAATTATGCGTACATTCTTTGGTACTAAAAAAATTGTCGAATTTGTACCGCATGGCCCAGAAGACATCCAAGTTGCCGAGCAACAAACCAATTATGTAAATTACATCATTCAAGAAAAAAACCAAGGCTTCCAAGTTTTATACGATGCGTTTAAAGATGCATTGGTTAGAAAGACTGGTTTTGTTAAAGTTTTTTGGGATGATTCTATCTCAGCATCTACCAGCGAATACACAGATTTAGATCCTATTTCATATCAAGCTCTTACGCTTGATCCTAATGTAGAGATTGTTAAAGAATCTGTCACCATGGAAACCATTACACAAGTCGATCCACTATCTGGTGAAGAAGTAACACAAGAAATTCCAGCTAAATATGATTTAACCATTCGTAGGGTTAAGGCTAAAGATCAAGTCTGTATTGAATCAATACCACCCGAAGAAGTTTTAATCTCACGCAACGCACGCGACCTAGAATCTGCTTCTTATGTCGCGCACCGCATGATTAAATCTGTTTCTGATTTGGTTGCCATGGGTTACGATCAAGACGAAATTGAGCAATATGCAACGCAAAGCTCAAGCGCGGTTGACCCTGAAGCCTTTGAAGAGGTTGAGGCAAGAAATCCATTTGACAACATGATATACCCAGACAGAAATGACTCTGGTGCAAAAGATGTTTTATATGTAGAGCATTATTTATTTTATGACTTTGATGGCGATGGCATCGATGAAAGAATTAGAGTTTGTACAGCAGGTGAAGGCGTGAATGTGCTGAATGTAGAACAATGGGATGATCTTCCTATTGCTATGTTCTGCCCTGATCCTGAACCACACACTGCAATCGGTTCGTGTCCAGCGGATTACTTAAAGCCTATCCAAGCTGCAAAATCCCAAATTATGCGAGATACCCTTGATTCGCTTGGACACTCTATCTTTCCTCGTATGGCTGTTGTTGAAGGTCAGGTCAATATTGACGATGTACTCAATACTGATATTGGTCAGCCCATTCGAGTTCGCGCCCCTGGGATGGTTCAACCCTTTACAGTACCCTTCGCTGGTAAAGAGGCTTTCCCTGTTCTTGGATACCTCGATGAAGCAAAAGAGAATAGGACTGGTGTGTCTAAAGCCTCTGCTGGCTTAAATGCAGATGCTTTGCAATCAAGCACCAGTGCAGCCGTATCCGCTACCATGTCAGGAGCGCAAGGCCGAATAGAAATTATTTGTAGACATTTTGCAGAAGGTGGACTTAAACAACTTTTTAAAATTACTAACAATCTAATTATCAAACATCAAAACGCACAGGATGTCTTTAGACTAGAAGGTCAATTTATTCCTGTTGATCCTAGATACTGGGAATCAGATAAAGACATGGTGGTTAATGTAGCTATTTCTAAATCTTCTGATGAAGAGAAGTTTGCAATCCTCGCACAGCTTGCAGGTAAACAAGAACAAATCATGCAGACATTAGGCCCACAAAATCCATTGGTATCCATGCAACAGTATTCTAATACTTTGACTCGCATGATTGAGATGGCTGGGTTTAAAGATCCACAAGCGTTTATTAATACGCAAGTACCACCTATGCCTCCGCAACCGCCTGAGTCACAACAACCTGATCCAGCACAAATGTTGGCACAGGCTGAAGCTATGAAGGCACAGAACTTAGCACAGAAAGCTATCATTGATGCTGAAACTGATCGCATGAAGATCATCATGGACGATGATAGAAACAGAGATGAAGCTGAAGCACAGATTAGACTCAAAGCAGCAGAATTAACTGCTAAGTATGGTGCACAGGTTAATATTGCTGAGATCAATGCTATCATGGAGCGTGACAGAGAAAACATCAGACAAACTCAAAAAGATCAAGCTCAAGGACTATTTACTGGCAATGGCAATCAAGTTATATAACCTAGAAGTGTTAGTTGACGATCTAGTTTATGTCGGTAGTGATATTAGAGCCAAAAGCCAAGAAGAAGCAATAAAAATACTTGGTGTTATCTCTGGTGGTGAAGTAACAGAGGATGCAGAAATACTGAGTTGTGAGGAAAAAACTTTACACTAATGGGTATTACATATAGAGGTGAAAGGTTTAGCGGTTATAACAAACCTAAAAGAACGCCTAGTCACAAAACAAAATCACACGCAGTTTTAGCTAAGGTTGGAGACATCATAAAACTTATACGCTTTGGTCAACAAGGCGTAAGCGGTGCTGGTAAAAATCCCCAGTCTGCAAAAGGTAAAGCTAGAAGAAAGTCATTTAAGGCTAGACACGCTAAAAATATTTCTAAAGGAAAGTTGTCAGCAGCTTATTGGGCTGATAAAGTAAAGTGGTAAGGAGATAAATTATGCCAAAAGGACTATACGCTAATATTCACGCTAAACGCAAAAGAATCAAAGCTGGATCAAAGGAAACGATGAGAAAGCCAGGCACTAAGGGTGCGCCAACTGCTAAAGCATTTAAAAAAGCAGCTAAGACTGCAAAGAAAAGGAAGTAATTATGCCAAAAGGTAAAGGTACATACGGGTCTAAAGTAGGCAGACCACCAAAGAAAAAATCTACAAAAAAATCTAAAAAGAAATAAGTGCGACCATCCTCGGCAAAAGCCAAGGGTCGTAAACTACAGCAATGGGTTGTTGAAAAACTCGTTGACTTACTTGGTTTTGATCCTGAAGATTTAGAATCAAGACCTATGGGATCTTCAGGTGAAGATGTCATCATGGGCGTACAATCACGCAAACAATTCCCTTACTCCATCGAATGTAAAAACCAACAAGCAGTTAATGTTTGGAAGGCTTACGAACAATCTTGTACAAACTGTAAAGATTATGAGCCTTTGGTTATAATAAAACGCAACAACACTAAACCATTGGCATTAGTCGATGCAGAGTATTTTATTAAATTGCATAAGGATCAAGATGGAACAAGAAACAAAGATAGAGATACACCAACACCAAAATAAAACTTGGTATAACTTAGCTGAAGGTTTTGATAAGTGGCGAGTCTTTCCTAGACT